GTTCTTCAGACCGCACACCATTTCGACGTGACGTCTGCCAGCTTTGCGGGACCGACGACGGACCCAGATAAATCCTTTTCTGTGAGGGCTCATCGTTCGACCTCCGTCACTTCGACGTTGAATCGAACGCCGTACTGCTGAGCCGCTGCAGTGAACTCATCAGCAATCAGGATCCAGGCGTCCTGAACCTTCTCGCTGTCCCAGTCGTAATTGCCTTTGTTCGAGCAATTAGCGATTTTGCGGAGCGTGTCACGCAGCGTATCGACACGGTTAGGGAAGACACGAGCGAATCGATCGCGTTTTTCGTTTTGCTTGTTCATTCGTCGTCTCCGGGTGTGTTTTCGATCTGTTCCCATTCCTGTTGCAGTTCGCGCAGGCTGTAGATGGCAAACGCTGTCAGCCCGTCCCAGTTCCATCCCTCGTTTAGATAAACAAAGAACGGCGGGCTGTCCCATTCGCCTGTGTCGGGATCGCGCTCAGCAACATCGCGCTCGTCTTCGATCCACGTAATGCCGGGATGTTGAGCAGCTTCAGCCCAGGATCTTGGTTTTTTCATGCCAACTCCTCTGCAAGACGACGGGCGGCGTCCTTTGCCGAGCTCTTACTCAGCCAGCGCAAATAGGTGTCCTTATGAACCTTGGTTGAGTGGCCCATCCACTCCGCTGCTTGATCGACGCTGATCTGTTGAAACTTCGCTTGTGTGTGAAGTGCAGCCGCGTAGGCATGACGAATGTCATACGTCTTCGGTTCATCACGCCAAAGCGTGAACAACCCTTGATCGCGGTAGCGAGCGAACTGCTGCGACACCCGCTTACCTAAGGCCTTGGCATCGTGCTTCGGATTAAATCCGGGCACCTCGGCACCACGCAGGTTCCAACGCTCGATCCAATCCGTTCGACGAGGCTGCACGATCCGCCAACCCTCCTTACCCAGCGAAAGCTTCTTCGAGTTGATTTCGATCAGTCCTGCCTGATCAATGTCTTCGCTGATGCAGAAGACCTCATGGGGGCGCAGACCGTAGACCGCGATCAAACCAAAGGCGACTTGCCACGAGCGGGTAGGGACCGCATCGACGAATGCCTCGATGTGCGCGTCAGTCGGAATCGTCCGGGGGTTGATCGCGTTGGTGACGATCGAGAAGCTCGTTTCGTCTTTGATGCGTTCAATCCAGCGATTGGGAATGTCAATCCCGGCGCAGATCATCAGTTTTTTGAGAGTGCCAATGCGACGAACACGGTCGGCACTCTTGGGGCTGGCTGCCTCGACCCAATCCATCAGCTTCTGAGCTGTGACCTTCCCTGTGAAGGCGTTGAACTGACGCATGTGGGAGTCGTAGGCCTGCCCCCTCCACTTGGTGCCCTTGTTGTCCAGGTAGTTCTGGAGGGTCAGCCCGAGGGCCGACCAAGCCGTGAAACCGGGTAGCTGATCGTCCTTGATACCCAGGAGCGTCAGGGGGGCGTCTGAGTCGTCCATCTCGACGCAGAGCTTGAAGGCTTTCTCCAAATCACCCCTCTTTTCCATCAGTAGAGGGGTTGTACGAATTTCGGAGCCATCCTCAAACCTTTCCAGAGCTCGGATTTGGATCCGGGGGCTCTGAACCGTAACCCTGATGCGGAATCGAGAGCGTATCCGTTTCAGGTTGTTATTCAGCTCTGCCGCTGCAGCAGTGCATTTGCCTCTACTCAAAACTCTACCGGGCATGGATCCTGTCCTTTTTAGGATGAAATGCCAGCTACCGCAAGCAAAACCAGTGAGAGCCTCGTGTCAAAACAGGATGGAAAGCCGACCCTGTCCCATTTAAGTCCCAATGGGACTCACGAAAAAAGGGACTTCGGACGCCCGAAATCCCTTACAGTGACTGCGTTTAGGAGAATGGAGCCAAGGAGACTCGAACTCCTGACCCCCTGCATGCCATGAACAGACTCAGAAAATGAGACTGGTTGCAGCGCAGGGGATTTGAGCCGCTGTAATTTGAGCTCTACTGACGCTTGTACGCAGCAGACGAAAGCAAGTTAAGTAGTTGCCCTTCATGCGTCAACCCACAAATTTGTGTAACGGGGCAAACATCGGTAACAACAGCTACATTTGGATTGAACGTTGAGCCCTGAACGGGGCAGCAGAAAAGCCGACCATGCAACGGGGGTCGGTGCCATGGAGAAGAGACCCATGAACGTGCTCGAACTCGTCCGCAAGCAGACCCAGAAGCGTGAGGCCCTGAAAGAGGCCCAGGTGGCCGCTGTGAAGGCTCAGACCATCAAGCTGGTCTATCGGGGTGTCGCGTACAACGTCGCCAAGTGAGCCCGAACAGGAGCCGCTCAGACGCGGTTACATGAATGAAGCTACGGCTTCCTTCAAATGTTCAATACAACAGCAGGGAGGGACGACCACGACAAGATCGTGTTCGACTCTCCCTTTTATGCTGACAACGCACCGTGTGAATACGAGCCAAGAAGTTTCTATGACGAGCTCTCAACAGACGGGGTAGAAATCAATCTTTCGACAGAAAAAGTCGAGAACCCTGATCACTACAAGCAAGGAGTATCGCCCTATGATGTTGCCAAGAGCATGTACGGTGCAGAGGGTTTACTTAAGTTTGTTACCGTAAACGCGATAAAGTATATTCAGCGTTTCCCCCACAAATTCAAGGGTAATCCTGATAAACAACTGGATGATCTGATCAAAGCAAAGAGAAGCCTAGAGACAGCGATCGAGTTGCATAAGGAAATCCATAGGGGCCTACATATTAGACATGGGTGAATCTAAAGCTAAATATCTTAGGTTTCGATATACAGGAACCTTGGATGATTTGAATGAGATAAAAGACCGTATCGAAGAAATAATGCGTCAGGAGGGTTGGAAAAGAGGCTTCTCAGAAATGGCACCCCTAGATTCCAACCCTGACATCTATGCCTGGGCTACCGGGTGGAAAAGATTTGCGGAGCAGGCTTAGTCGTCCATCCTTAAAATCACCACGATGATGTAGCTGACAAACGCCAGCAAGGCGAACACCATCAACGAAATATCCCAAGGAAAGGTACTCATCCCCTGCCTTGACCACGATAGGTTTTTCGACGCGGTGAACTCTTAGTTCTACCCTTTCCAGATCCTTTTCGGCGACCGTCACCGATAGAAGTCTTCTTAGGTTTTGCAGGGATAAAGTTTTGTTTGAGTAGCATTATTCAGACCATAAATTTACGACAAACGTCGTACTTATTGATTCGATCTTGGAACCCATTCCATCCTCCATTGATTCGGTAGCAACAAGCATCGAAGCCGTCTTCTTGGCAAACCTTTAACAGGTTGTTTCGATTGATCCAGTTAATTGCAATCGAAAATGGGTACTTGTCAGCAACGTAATTAGTACCTAGCTTTAAGATATTCGGATCGTCAATACCTTCTTCATCGCGGAGCCACTCATAAAAGCGCGTAAAATGCCCCCTTCCAGTTACCATCAGGGGTCCGCACCCTTTGAATTTTTTCCCGTCCCCCGGTTCAGTATTTGAGAGATCTGTGCGATTTTCGTAAGCCTCTCCTGATGCAATCTCTTTCATCCAACGGAAATTTCCGCTTTCGTGAAGGAGATTGGACATCAGCATTCGAGCCGGTTCTAGGTTCTCAGCTTTGGCGAAACCTGTGACCTCAAAGAGATGGGCACAATCGTGGCAAAACTCAGGCCCGAACTTGCTTGCCGGGTAGCCGGTCAACTGTTGAAAGAGGTACGGCGTGAATTTCAGCGAGGTTGAGGGAGCAGATTTGGTCCGGTACATACGGACCCACTGGGCATAGTCGGACATAACGTCCGGGTCTATTGCCTCGCACTCCTCCTGGAGAAGCTTGATCGCATCAACATGGTTTTGATTGTTCTTGTCAAACCAAGTGAAAAAGTCCACCAGTTTGCCGGGGTCAAACCTTCCTGTCGTCATCGTTCTTAGGGAACTTATATCTTTTTTGAATCGGGCCTCCTAAAAGGCGCTGTGCTTCAGAACCATCGGCCGGGTGATCGATGTGCTCTACTTCAGGACCGCTGTTGGGCTGTGCTTCGTGCCACTTTCGTTCCTCACGATCCAGTTTGAATCGCAAAGTCCTATAAAACTTTTGAGCACGAATGATTCGATGCAGGTCTTCAAGGGTCGAACGAGTCTTGAATACCCACACCATTCGACCGTCAGGCGGCCAACCTACTTTCCCTTGCGTTGGGCCAGCAGGGCGTCCATCGCGGAGATGATGAGCTGAACAATCGAATTAGACTTGATCTTATCGTTAGGGATAAGAGAAAGAATTTCTGACACGGCAGCAAGAACCACCCAGAAAATAGGGCTCTCAATGATACCCATTTTGATTATTAACCTAGAGCGTCCCTATCGTAACCCAACAAAATACGATCCAGTTTATTATCTACCCTCTCCATCCTGTCTTCCAACCTTTCCATCATGGATTGGAGATCGCCTTTTTCGATATAGTCCTTAGCAAGCTTTAGTTCGATCGCATCAACACGATGGTCGATCTTTTCAATACGGGCATCCTGACGCATCTCTAACTCGCCAAATTTACGGCCAAGCGTTAGAAATCCAGCAGCAGCACCACCGACCACAGATATAACAATACTGAGCGGCAATACCGGTTCCAACTGCATTGAACCACTACCTTAATAATAGCTGTGGATACAATGAATAGAGGATAAAGCGGTAAACTTTATGGTCGATCCAGGAACGTTTGACATAACAATTCATCAGGGTGCAACCTTCTCACTTGACCTGCAGTACAAGGATTCTGCGGGCAATGGTGTGAACATGAGTGGCTATAGCGTCACCTCAAAAATTGTTAATCGCACTGGTGGCACTGATATAGCAACATTCACAACAACGTTTACCGATCAGGCCCAGGGAAAGTTCAACCTGAAACTATCAGCTACGACAACTCAAAGCATCACAACAGAAGGATTATATGACGTCTTGATCACAGAGCCGGGGGGAGATAAGTTCTATCTGCTACAGGGCAGAACCAAGCTGGACACTGGAATCTCGGGAATGCCATGACAATGGAAGTTAAGGTCACAAGACCTCTATCTGCAATCATTGATGTCACACGCACTTTTCAAAACAAGGTTGACGTAACCAAGCCTGCATCTGCTTCGGTTTTAGTTTCTCAACAAAATGCCAATAAAATAGAAGTAACTGTTGGTTCGCCCTCGACAGTCACCGTCAGCGAAACAAACGCTTTGGTGACGGCGCAAACAGCATCTACCGCCAATGTTGTCACCCTGACAGCTCCAGGCCCTCAAGGACCGTCATTTGCAGGCGCGACCTTCTTTAACAACACTGCAATCGGAAATCTGAATGCAGGGAATCAAGGCGCAGTCCTCGAATGGGACGGAACGCTTTTTCAACCAACTCAACTTCTAGAAAACGACTTGACTCTCAACGGAGGGGCCTTCTGAAATGGCAGTAACTCTACAAATCAAACGTCGGGCAGCGTCCGGCTCAGCAGGCGCACCATCGGCACTTAAGTCGGGTGAGATTTGCTTCAACGAAGTGTCCTCAGATAACAATCTGTACTACGGCTTCGGAGACGACGGAAGCGCAAACGCCACCAGCATTATCGCTATTGGTGGGGCAGGGTCATTCACGACGCTCAGCTCGACACAAACCATTGACGGAGATAAGACCTTTACAGGCACCGTCAATTTCGGAGCTTCCACGCTGCAGGGGATTACAACTGCGGTGATTGGTGAGGTCAGCAACCTCTACTACACCGACGCCAGGGCGAGAGCTGCTGTTAGCTCGACCAGCGCGACGGGCATCGCCTACAACTCCACATCAGGCGTATTCAGCCTGGCGTCAATTCCCAACACCTCCCTGACCAACAGCTCCTTCACCATCAATGGGGGCACGGTCAACCTGGGCGGGGCGATCACCGTTCAAGGAACAACCAATGAGGTAGACGTCTCAACGGCAGGGACCACCGTCACAGTGGGCCTTCCGAACGATGTCACGATCGCCAATGATCTAACGGTCAGCGGTGACCTGACAGTAAATGGCACGTTGACAACCATCAGCACGGCTGAAGTCCGTGTGGAGGACAAGAACATCCTGTTGGGTGACACGACAACACCCACTGACACGACGGCCGATGCAGGTGGTATCACGCTTGCTGGTGCAACCAACAAGACCATTCAATGGCTGCAGGCGACCGGTTCGTGGACCTTTAATCAGCCGATCAACATCGTCAACAGCGGCACCTTTCAGATCGGTGGCACGCAGGTGCTGAACGCCTCACGGGTTATGTCGAATGTGGCCATCACTGGTTCCGGTAACACCATCGACAACGTGACCCTCGATTGTGGGACGTTTTAGATAAATGGCTACCACCGTCCTACATAAAAGAAGCTCCACATCGGGTGCTCAGCCGACCACCTCAGACCTGAGCCTTGGGGAGATTGGCGTCAATACGCATGACGGCAAGCTATTCGTCAAAAAGTCGGTCAGTGGCACTGAGTCGATCATCGAGATCGGTGCCAGTAGTGGTGGAGCTGGTGGCCCGATAATGCAGGCAGCTCAGACCATCAATTCAAACGTTACGCTTCAGGCAGGACACAACGGACTCTCGCTCTACAGCGTCGAGATCAGCAACGGTGTTGTTGTCGAAGTGCCAGCAACATCTACTTGGACAGTGGGGAAATTCTAAATGGCTTATGGCTCGCTAAAGATCGATACTCTGATCTACGACAACAGCGGATCGGACGTAAGCCTCTCTATTGCTGGCATTCCCAGCGCAACGGCACTTAATGCCAAGGCACCGCTGGCATCTCCCACCTTCACAGGGACTGTCACCTTCCCCGATAGCTCGGTCCATACCGACTACGCAAAACTGGCAAGCCCAACATTCACTACCGACGTAGAGCTATCAGCGCAGGCACCGCTCAAGTTTATGGATGCCGATAGCTCGCATTACGTTGCGTTCAAAGCACCAGCAACCGTCGCCAGCAATGTCGAATGGACATTGCCAGCTACTGACGGATCTGCTGGTCAGCTCTTGAAAACTGACGGAAGCGGGAACTTGGGTTGGGCCACCGACCAAGCAGGATCCGGTGGCGCGTCACTGGGATTGGCTTTGGCTCTGGGTTAAGCCAGAGGATCGTCGAAGATCACCA